TATTCTTTAATGGTGAACAGTAAGTCGCCCATCAGTTGCTTTAGTCGTGCTTCTTTATCCATCACAATTCTCTTTAGATTAGTTAATCAGATCTACTATAATCTTTCTTAATTTCTCATTTTCTCTTCGCAGAATTTTTATCTGCAAACTACTATCAGTTGTATCTACGCCAAACACTAATTCTTGCGGCGTAATCCCTACATGCGGCGCAATCTTAATCGCCCATTCCGGCGTCATTTTTCGCCCGCCTGCGTCAGGCCATGCTGCAAGCCGCCAAATTTCTACAGCTTGACATCCAATCTTCTTCGCAAGTTCTTGATTAGTTAGCCCTGCATCGCGTATGATATGCTTTAGCCTACTTTTGTTATCTTCGCGTCCCATACGACTGACTCCTCTATCTTCGTTGGGTCTTTCGCGTCTTGCGTTAAGAACTGCGTCTTGATCGGCCCAACTCCAAGCGCCATCCAGTAACGCGCGCCAGTCGCGGGCTTGCCGTTCCAATTCTGTAGATAAGTGAACTGGATCACGTCTTGATAATAAACGCCAAGCACGTTGATCTGTGAGATGTGTTCTTCAAAATGCACGATCTGCACACCATTGCTTGCGGCGGGCGGCCAGCATTTAAAGAAATCAAACTTAGGATAGTCAATATAATCAGATCCAACTTCCTGAAACTCGCCCCAGCCTATCGGCGGGTTGAGCACTACCTTCTTATTGTTCGGATAGTCGTCGCGCCATTCCGCAACGCCAAAGCCAGGGTTGTAACGATAATACCATTTGTTCAACCATGTGCCTGCGCTGTCATAGTTATTGTAGAGCATACTGTCGCTGCCCTTGTCATAACTAAACACAGAGATAAACGACGGCGTATCCGGCGCGGTGTAATCAAAGCGGCGAAGTTCGCCTGACTTAAAGAACGGCCAATAGGCCGGTATGAATAGTTTATCCGCCACAGCGCACCTTATCCTTTGCTAGAGCTAATCTTGTCCGCGCTGCGCTTGGCGTAATGCTCAAGATCACAGCAATATCTTTACACTTAAAGCCCTTACGAAACAGATCATAAACCTGTTGTTCTTTGGGCGTTAGACGTGTTGCGTCGTTCCAAACTTTACGTTCGGTCATCTTCTTATCTTTCTGTTTGGAAGTTAACGGGGCGGCCCGATGTCACGCGAATACCGCCCCGTCTTATTAGCCTCGACGGCGGCGGGTCGTGTTTGCCGATTCCGTAGGTGGAGCTACGTCTTCAGCGCCTTCGCCATCAATGCTAATCCATTCGACCACATCAAACACAGGCGTATAGATCTTGCCATACGTCTTGTGTGGGTAATGATCGCTTAACAGTTTTACAACTGCAACCAGTTTAGATGGATCTTTGTCAGCTTGATCCGCAACCTTGATCGCCAGCGCGTGCATCGAACGCTTGCCGCCAACTGACGTTGTAGCAAAGCGAACTTCCAAGCCTTTATCTTCGCCCGTTAAACACTTGAGCGAAACGCCGACTTGTGGTTGCCAACCAGCCTGCGCGCCTGCGGGTGGCGGATCAAGTTCAGGAAGCGGATCCGCGATGTTAACCATCTTCTCCGCAAGAACTTCACCCGTTCCCCAAGCGATATAACCATGAACGAACGAATAAGGATTGATCGCCCATAGTGTATCCTTCTCAACCTCCGTTTGATCCGCGCCATACACCCAATGACCCGTGCGATCCATTTTGAGGATTACGGAACCAACAGGCCCGACATCCGCTTCAATAGCGCGCAATGCAGTGGACAATGACTGCGGTGAAGGAAGATTTGCACCACCAAACTTTACTATATTTGACATTACTTTACCTCAAGTTTAGAGAACGCGGCCCGCAACTGCGAACCGACTTGCACCACTGACGGGCGCGGATCTGACTCCGGCGCGATAGTGTTGCCCGATGAGATAGCCGCGACATGATCTTTAGGTAACGCCAACTTATGCTTTTTAAGCGCCTTTTCGGCTTTCGCTGGCGAGATCAACGCCGTCTCTATCAATTCCGAATCATCAAGTCCCATTTTTCTAAGAGCTTCCAATGCGCCTTCTTCATCGACCCATTGTCTGATGGCGCGCTTTGGCACAAGTTTAAATCCTGGGATTGTGATGTTGTTTTCAAGCGCCTGTTGCGCCATCTCTCGAACGGCTTTGATCCAATCTTCAAGACGGTCTGCCATAATGAGCGCATTGCTGTAGCCTTCAGGCGTTATGTTGTTAAGTTGTGTTTTCAAGGCGCGCTCCACTTCGCCAGAGAGTAATGGACACATAGCTTTTGCCGCACACCAACGGCACCAATCGCCCGCGTTAAGCGGCGCGTTAGGCATGAACGCAAGCTGCACGGCGTCGTAAAGATCGCGCTCAAACTGTTGGATGCGCTCTTTAGTCGTCGTCCAAACGCGAACGCTTGGCGGCTGGACTATGTAAAGTTTTACCTCATCCGTTCCTTCAAACGCCCATTTCGTCTCTGGCGTTCGCATGGCTGCGGCTGCGTAAAAAAGAAGCTGATCATTTTCTTCGGGAAAGACTTGAACCCAATCACCAAACTTCCAATCAACCAGAATTGTAGTAGACCGTAAACGACCAAGAAGGTCACAGGAGCCAAAGACGTTTGCAAGAAAATCCCCAAAATGCACCCGACATTCCGTTTGAAATTCGAGTTGGTTATCTGGATCAATTTCGCCTAATGCTTCAATGGCAAAATCAAGTTTAGCGCGACCCTCAACACTAAGAGGAAGATCATCTGCATTAGCATCGAAGGAAAGAACTTGGTGAACCGCGTCATGTAGTTTCGTTCCATCGTCAGCGTATTTAGATGAGGGTTTAGGAGGTGCGTTCTGGCATAGCTTCACGCTGCCAGGACACTGAAGGACGCGCTTCGCAGTTGAACCGCCGACTATATTACTGTGCATATGAATCTACCTTTCGTGATTCGGAGACTAGACTGTAAAAGAATTTTATGCAACAAGTTTTTCATGGTTGATTTGGAAAAAGATGTGGAACGCTACTTTGTCAAGACAGTTCAATCACTTGGCGGCGTCGCGTTCAAATTTAACAGTCTCTCAAACCGTGGCGTTTCTGACAGAATTGTCTGTTTACCAAACGGTGAGACGTGGTTTGTAGAACTGAAAAAGGACGGCGGCAAGCTATCCGCGTTGCAAAAGTTGTTTGCCGACGACATGCGTAAATTGAATCAGCGTTATGCGTGCCTTTGGAACCGCGAACAAGTGGACAGGTGGGCTTGTGAAATTACGACCGTATCAAGATGAAGCCGCAGACTTTTTATTTGCGCGCGACCGCGCAATGATTCTTGCGCCAGTCGGCGCGGGAAAGACCGCGATCACACTGACGGCAATGACTGAACTGCTTGCGCGTGGTCTTGTTGATCGTTGGCTAGTGCTTGCACCAAAACGCGTTTGCACTGATGTCTGGCCTGTTGAAGGCAAGAAATGGTGTCCAGAGTTTGAAATCGCCGTTGCCGTCGGAACGCCAGCGCAACGCAAAGCCGCCTTTGATTCAGACGCAGACATCGTGGTCACAAACTATGACAATATTACTTCACTCGATCTTAGTAATTTTACTGGCTTTGCTGGCGTTGTATTCGACGAACTTACGAAGTTAAAAAACCCAAGCGGCAAAAGGTTTAAACACCTATGGGGCTTGATTGATAAGTTTAACGTGCGTTGGGGTTTGACAGGATCATTCACGTCGAACGGCCTCGAAGACGTGTTCGGCCAATGCAAGATCATAGATCAAAAATTATTAGGCCGTAGCAAAGGCGCGTTCCTGCAACAATACTTTCACATCATAAACCGCGAGTTCAATCAATGGTCGCCAAACAAAGGCGCGCTTGAATATGTGATGGCCGCGATCAAGCCCGCAACATATGTGCTTGAGCCTGGGGAATACAAAGACAAGTTGCCACCGCTCAACATTGTGAAGATGCGCTGTAGCATGGACGATTATGACGTTTATCTTGCCATGAAAAAGAAATTTGTCTTGGAGTTACGCGAACAAGTGATCTCCGCGCCGACAGCGGCGGTAATGACTCAGAAACTGCAACAGCTCGCGGGTGGGTTCGTTTATGGCCCAGAAGGCCCGACGCGGATTTCAGACCACAAGTTCGACATGCTAGAAGATATTCTTGACGAAAACCAACACGACAACACAATCATTGTCTACAATTACCAAGAAGAACTTGCCGAACTCAAACGACGTTATCCACAACTCTCTACAATGGACGACAAAAACGTCGTTGACAAGTGGAACAAAGGTGAACTCGAACTATTAGCCCTGCATCCAAAGAGCGCAGGTCATGGGCTGAACCTGCAACACGGCGGCAATAAAATGATCTGGCTGTCATTGCCGTGGTCGCTAGAACTTTATGAACAGACAATCGGGCGCATACATCGCGGCGGACAGACGAAAGATGTTTGGTGTTACCTCATCATGTGTAATGATACTATTGACAGTGGGATTTTAGAGGCGCTGCATAACAAGCGCAAAATAGCGGAGTTAGCCTTAGATGAATTGGCGTGAACTAAACGAAGTTATCAACGGCTTTACAGAACAAGAGGTATGGAACCTTTTGGCGGACGAGCGCCGAAACGCTCGCAGGTCAACGGTGCTCATCAGACTACATCAGCGATTTACAACGCTGCGTATGATGCGCGAACGGGCCGAATTGATAGGGGAAATAGATGAATCCGCACGATCTACTACAACAAGCCAGCGAAATCATAAGCGAGCGCGGTGAGAACTACGGTGGAATTGAGGATAATTTTCAGCTTGTTGCTGATCTGGCAAGCCTGCGTCTGGGCCGCGATATTCATCCCTTTGAGGTAGCGACCATCATGGTCTGCGTTAAGAACGCTAGAGCGTTCAGCGATCCGACGCACATCGACAGCCGCCTTGACGCGATGAATTATGAAGCGTTTGCGGCGATGTTCGCTAATGATTACGTGAGCCAGAAGGCCGCGACTGGCGCTAACATCGGTTATAAGAAGCGCGCCAATCTAACGCCCGCGAAGAAAGAAGAGTTAAAGCCTGCACGCCGCGCGGAGCTTGCCGTAATCGACGATAAACTGAGCCGTTTCGGATCCACGGAGCCGCCTAAGTTCGCTGGCAACGGCGCGCTGTTGAGCGACTGAGTATTGAGCGAGTGGCGGACACGATCCGCCGCTCGTTGACTGGCAACTAGAAAGTGCCGTTGTCGAGATCAATAGCAGTATCGTCCACGGTTTTAGGGGCCATAACGACATTAGTCTGTTGCGCTTTCAGTTTGGCTTGAAGATCCATACGACGTGTGACTTCCTCACGCCGCCCACGATCATAAGCGTCAGCGATTAATATTTTAACGCCGCCGTAGAGCACCGTTAAAAATAAGCCAATTAAGATAGCAGTTGTCATGCGCCCGTGACGTTAAAATCTTTAGCGCCGAGAAGACCAATAGCAATCAACGCAGCTTGCAAAGAAGGCCAGTCGAGCGTCTTGGTCTGCCAAGCGTTGAAGAGGACACCAACGAGAGTGAGAATGCCCGGGATGGTGGTTTTCCAATTCTTAATCATTCGAGTGCTCCTCTAAAATAAATGCCAAGCATAAATGCTAGTTTCGCAACATATGACGCCGTAAGAGCGACAATGATTCTATTTAACAAGCGCTATAATCTGCGCTTTAACGTCTGCAATACGCGCAGCCCAGCCTTTGCCAAACGTAGACCAGATCGACAAGGATTGCATAAACGCCAGACGCTTGTTCGTGACGGCCATAGCGACGTAGGTCTTGGTGGCTTGGATGGTTGCAGGGCCGATCTGACCGTCCTGCGTAACGCCGACAACAGCTTGAAGATATTTGGCGGCTCTTGATACGCCGCTGTTTACTGCAAAATCGAACACAGCAAAATCAACGCCGTCGGGCAAATTATCTCCAGAAACACGATCCCAATAGAGGTTCTTGTAAATCGCCGCAACTTCCGAATCAGCAATAGCGCGCACGCTCTGCGTTGGGAGATTCTGTGATT